TGTGGTATAATATTAGTATGGCTAGAGAGGATCTAGTCGCAACCCAAGAAGCAACGGAGATTATTCCAATGGCAACAATCGAAGGCATTTGTAACTTTAGTAACCTAACTGAGCACGACGTGTTCAACGGCCAGGACACTGGTCAATTCTCTATGACTATCACTATGTCAGAGGACGACGCCAGTGAACTAGCGGCACTAGGTGTTAAGATCAAGGACTACCAAGGTGCTAAGCAGCGTAAGTTCAAATCAAAGTACGACGTACGGACATTTGACGCTGAAGGTAATCCTTACAGAGGTGAAGTACCTTATAACTCTAAGGTGCGCCTTAAGTACAAGCTAGGTCAGCCACATCCTGTACACGGTGTGTCTACTTACTTGGAAGCAGTAAAAGTTTTAGAAGAAGCGGAGATGGAACTAGGAGAACTCGCAGACTTCTAACATGGCTAACTTTGTGAGACATGAAGGGTGTCCCAAGTGTAATTCTTCGGACGCCCTTGCTATTTACGACGACGGTTCTACACACTGCTTTAGTGCCGTTTGTGACTACCATACAAGTGGAACAGGTGACATGTCCGAAGTTATACCCATTGCAAAAGCAAAGCCACTACAGGTGTTTGGTACAGTGGCAGCAATACCCAACAGAAGAATATCCAAAGAAACCTGTATGCGCTTTGGCGTTACCGTTGAGTACGGTACTACAGGTGAAATAGTTAAACATTACTACCCTTATTATGACGTACATACGGGTGAAGTATGTGCAGCCAAAGTCAGAGAAGTCAAAACCAAAAACTTTTTTAGTAACGGAGACCCAAAGAATGCTGGGTTCTTCGGACAACAACAATGCACTACTAACAAGTTCATAACAATCACGGAAGGTGAACTTGACGCCTTAGCCGTGTACGAGATGTTTAACAAGCAGTACGATGTGGTGTCACTACGTGCTGGTGCGTCCTCTGCAGCCAAAGAGATCAAGGAACAGCTGGAGTGGCTTGAAGGGTACGACCAAGTGGTACTCTGCTTTGACAATGACAAGGCTGGTGACGCCGCTCTGGAACAAGTCAAGGACCTCTTTAGCCCCAACAAGTTAAAAATAGTAAAGTTACCTCTGAAGGACGCCAGTGACATGCTCATGGCGAACCGTGTTAAGGACTTTACGCAAGCATGGTGGAACGCGAAGGTCTATCGTCCTGACGGCATTGTAGCAGGGACTGACACATGGGACACACTGGTGCAAAAGCGCCAGGTGAAGTCCATACCTTATCCTTGGAACGGCCTCAATGAGTTAACAAGAGGACATCGGCCTTATGAGTTGGTCACGATCACAAGCGGCAGTGGTATGGGAAAGTCCCAATTTATCAGAGAAATTGAGTACGATTTACTACGCCGATGCGAAGGCAATATTGGAGTCTTGGCGCTTGAGGAAGATTTGGCCCGAACAAGTCTTGGTATCATGTCGGTGGCGGCAAACAGGCCCTTACACTTGGAAGAGGACACGCCAGTGGACGAGCTTCGGCCATTCTGGGAAGCCACATTGGGAACAGGACGTTACTACTTATTTGACCATTGGGGGTCAACTTCAGCAGATAACCTGCTCGCCCGTGTTCGCTACATGGCAAAAGCACTTGACTGCAGGTACGTCGTTTTGGATCACTTGTCCATCGTCGTCAGTTCCCAAGAGTCAGGAGACGAGAGAAAAGCCATTGACGAGATCATGACACGCCTACGCACACTCGTAGCTGAAACAGGCATCTGCTTGTTCCTCGTGTCACACTTACGCAGGTCACAAGGCAAGGCACATGAGGACGGAGCGCAGATCAGTTTAGGTGAACTACGTGGTTCACAAGCCATCGCTCAGCTGTCCGACATTGTCATAGGTATGGAACGTGATCAGCAGAACGAAAACGAAGACGTAAGGAACACTACTACTGTTCGAGTCCTCAAGAATAGGTACACAGGTGAAACTGGACCCGCTTGTTGGCTGCAGTACGACAAACAAACAGGGAGGTTACAGGAAGTCGCAAATCCTAATACAAACGAGGACTTTTAATGTACTCTGCAAGAAGAAGAGACTATTTACGCAAGTTAGAAAAAAAAGCGTACATACGAAAGTACAAGATGGAAAAGGGGTGTCAAGAGTGTGGCTACAACGAAATACCTGAAGCGCTAGAGCTTGACCACATTGACAGAAACAAGAAAAACTTTAAGATGTCGAAAGGATATCTATATACATGGGACAAAATACATAAAGAACTAGAAAACTGTATCGTCCTTTGCTCTAACTGTCACAGAAAAAAGACAACGGAAGAAAAGGACTACTTAGAAACTGACTACGTGGAGCCTGAAGAGCTACAGTATGATTTATTTGGATCTTGAAGCTGACGGTTTAGACCCAACGACCATTTGGTGCGTAGTAACCAGGGAAAATGGTGTTGATACTGTACATACCACTCCAGACAGCCTCTGTGAGGCTCTGAGAGGCTCTGTGAGCGTCGTTGGACACAACCTGATAGGGTACGACATACCTGTCCTAAAACGTCTCTGGGACGTTTCTGTGGCCTCTGAGCGCATAGTCGATACTTTGGTACTTTCACGTCTTTTTGACCCTAGCAAGTCAGGTGGTCACTCTTTGAGGAATTGGGGGAATGAGTTGGGCTTTCCCAAAGGTGACCATTCTGACTTTTCTTGTCTGTCACAGGAGATGATTGACTACTGCATACAGGACGTAGCAGTCACTGAAGCAGTACACCAGAAGTTAGTCAGTGGTATGGACAAATGGGAAAACAAGGAGTGCTTGGAACTTGAACACAAGGTTCAGTGGATAGTACAGCAGCAGGAAAACAACGGCTGGCTTCTTGACCAGGACTTAGCTAACAACCTCTGCGCTACGTTTAAGGAAGGCATGAATGACATACAGTCCGAACTACAAGAGATGTTTCCACCCATTGTCGAAGAGAGGTATTCTGAGAAGACCAAGAAGCGTCTTAAAGACAAGGTTACGGTTTTCAATGTCGGCTCACGGCAACAAGTGGCAGAGAGACTTGAAACAAAAGGTGCAGTATGGTCGGAACTCACGCCAAGCGGAAAGCCCGTTGTTGACGAAAAGACGCTTAAACAAAACGATCATGTCCCTGAAGCGGCAAAAGTTTTGGAATATCTGTTGCTTCAGAAGCGCCACGCGCAGGTACTCTCGTGGCTGGAAGCTACCAAGGAAGACGGTAGAGTACACGGAAGAGTCATTAGCAATGGTGCTGTTACTGGTCGCATGACACACCAGAATCCTAATATGGCTCAAGTTCCAGCTGGTCATAGTCCTTACGGTAAAGAGTGTCGCTCCTGTTGGACAGTCCCTAACGGTAAGAAGCTCGTAGGTTTTGACGCTAGTGGTCTTGAACTACGTATGTTAGCTCACTACATGAACGATAAGGAATTTACTAATGTCCTACTCACCGAAGACATTCATACAAGAAACCAAATGGCTGCTGGGCTTGAAACAAGACCTCAAGCAAAGACTTTCATCTACGCTTTCCTCTATGGAGCAGGCGATGCCAAAATCGGATCTATCGTTGGAGGAAGCGCAAGAACTGGCGCACAACTTAAACAGAGATTCCTACGAAATACACCTGCTCTTGAAAGTCTACGAGAACACACTACTAGAGCAGCTCAACGAGGCTATCTCAGAGGACTTGATGGTAGACATCTCAGGATTCGATCTGAACATGCTGCACTAAATACACTACTACAGGCTGCTGGTGCTATCGTCATGAAGAAGGCTTTGGTTATCCTTGACGACTATGCAAAACAATGGGATATTGACTACAAGTTTATAGGTAATATACATGATGAAGTACAATCGGAGGTGGCTAAAGAACAAGCAGAGAAATTCGGTTGGCTTGCGGTCGAATGTCTCAAGGCGTCAGGCGTACACTTTAAACTCAGATGTCCGTTGGACGGAGAGTACCAAATCGGAACTACGTGGGCAGAAACCCACTAAGGCTAAACCATGAAAAACATCTACACACTAGTAGAAGACATCTATGACCTGGTAGAAACTAAACAAGTACCTGAAGGCGTAGACATTGAGGAATGTATAGAAGCCTTTGGTGAAGGCGTTAAGCGTCTCATGCGCCATGAGTTTACACAGAAGCGTGACGACTCAAGGAAGTTACGCATGTCCAACATAGGACGCAGTGACCGCTTCCTTTGGAACGTTTGGAATGACGTAGAAAAGATGGACGACATGCAGGGCCATACGTACGTTAAGTTTCTGTACGGGCATTTGATTGAGGAGATGTTACTATTCCTCACACGAGCAGCGGGTCACGAGGTGACGGATGAACAGAAAAAGTGTGAAGTTAACGGTATTAGTGGCTCTATGGACTGCAAAATTGACGGCGTTGTCACTGATGTTAAAAGCGTGTCCACTTATGGGTTTAGAAAATTCAAAGACGGAGGTCTCGCTTTTGATGACCCGTTTGGCTACGTTTCTCAAATTAAGGGATATGCAAGAGCAGAAGGCCAAACTAAGTACGGATGGTTAGCCATGGACAAGCAGAACGGTCACTTGACGTACCTCATGTATGACGATGAGGACACTCAAGCACCTGTCCATGAGAAGATCGGTTACGACATTGGTGAACGTATTGACCACATCAAAGCAATGGTGGAGCAACCTGAGCCACCAAAGCACTGCTACCAGCCAAAGGAAGACGGCAAGAGTGGCAACATGAAGTTGGACACTGGCTGTTCCTACTGTTCCTATAAGAAAAACTGTTGGCCTAACGTAAGAGCCTTTGCTTATTCGTCAGGACCACGCTATTTAGTAGAGGTGTTCAATGAGCCGAAGGTCCAAGAAATCAGCATTTAGAAGCACGTTTGAAGAAGATGTCAGCAAGATACTTAAGGGTTTTGACTATGAGCCGTTCACAGTTCCATACGTTATTGAGCGTAACTATCGTCCTGACTTTGTTCACAATGCTTCTGGTACCCTTGTTGAGTGTAAAGGGTACTTCAGAGACGGAGACACCAAGAAGTACACCAGCGTCAGAGACAGCTTGCCTACAGGACAACAACTAGTGTTTGTGCTTATGCAGCCCAACAAAAAAATAAGAAAAGGTGCCAAGATGACAATGTCACAGTGGTGCGACAAAGAGGGAATACTATGGTACACGTTGAACACGTTGCAGGAGTTAATTGACTATGTCACTAACTTTGGGGGAGATGAAGGAAAAGCTACTGAAGCTGTATGATCCTGACGACTTATTGGAAGCATTGGAGATTACTTCTGAACAGTTGCTTGACAGGTTTGAAGACAAACTAATCAACAGGTTTGACTTCTTTGATGAGGAATTTAAAGAGGAAGAGACTTATGAGTATTGACCAAGCTAGTCCTGAAGAATGGGACACATTAACAGCACTAAACAACTTGTCTATTAGGAAACCTGTAGACCCTGTGAACAAACCGGATCATTACAACAAAGGTGCTGTCGAAGCGATAGAAGCAATCAAGGCGTCCATGCCTGAACACGAGTTCAGAGGCTACTTAAAGGGTAACGCATTGAAGTACTTATGGCGCTACGACTACAAAGGAAAGCCAGTAGAGGACTTACGTAAGTGTCGCTGGTACATTGAACGACTGATAAAGGAAATAAATTAATGGACGCATACCAACAGTACATACACAAAAGCAGGTACGCAAGGTACTTGCCTGAAGAACAAAGACGTGAAACCTGGGAAGAAACTATCGACCGTTACCTCAACTTCTGGGTTGAAAAAGGCAGACTTACTCTTGAGGAAGCTAATGGTATTTTTTCTGATATTCACAACCTAGACGTTATGCCTAGCATGAGAGCCTTGATGACTGCAGGTGAGGCTCTTGACCGTGACAACGTAGCAGGTTTTAACTGCTCTTATTTACCTATTGACCACCCTAAAGCTTTTGACGAAATGATGTACGTACTTATGTGCGGCACAGGTGTCGGCTTTAGTGTTGAACGACAGTACATTTCTAAGTTGCCAGAAGTAGCAGAGGATTTTCATGACACGGATACCGTTATACACGTCGCTGACAGCAAAATTGGATGGGCTAAAGCCTACAGAGAACTTATTAGCCTGTTGTATTCAGGTCAGCTTCCAAAGTGGGACGTATCTGGAGTACGACCTGCAGGGTCAGCCCTTAAAACCTTTGGAGGTAGAGCGTCTGGTGCGGAGCCTCTTGTTGACCTCTTTAAATTTACCACAGAGGTCTTTAGGGCGTCTGCTGGACGTAAGCTTTCCTCAATCGAGTGTCACGATATCTGCTGTAAGATTGCACAAATCGTTGTCGTCGGCGGAGTTAGGCGAAGTGCTCTCATCAGTCTCAGTAACCTCACTGACGATAGACTACGACGGTGTAAGTCAGGTCAGTGGTGGCAAGACAATCCACAACGAGGACTAGCGAACAACTCAGCGTGTTATACTGAGAAGCCAGACTTTGAGGCATTTTTAGATGAATGGAAAAGTTTATACGAGTCCCGTTCAGGAGAACGAGGTATGTTCTCTAGAGTTGCAAGCCAAAAACAAGCTGCAAAGAACGAGCGACGAGATGCTACCTATGATTTTGGAACTAATCCATGTAGCGAAATCATCCTCCGACCTTACCAGTTCTGTAATCTATCGGAAGTTGTTGTCAGGGCATCCGATACGTTGTCAGACCTCAAACGAAAAGTTCGTGTTGCGACTATCCTTGGAACTTTACAGGCTACCTTAACAGACTTCCGTTACTTACGTAAGGTATGGAAGAACAACACAGAGGAGGAAGCACTGCTTGGTGTTAGCTTGACGGGCATCATGGATCATCCGACGTTGTCGGGAAGGAGAGACAAAGGTGTACTCAAGACATGGCTTACTGAGTTACGTGAAGAGGCTATCGCTACGAATAAATCATGGGCTGACCGACTGGCTATTAATACTAGTTGCGCTATCACCGCCGTTAAGCCTTCTGGTACTGTTAGTCAACTGGTGGATTCTGCTAGTGGTATACATCCACGATACGCACACCAGTACATTAGACGAGTCAGAGCAGACGCAAGAGACCCACTGTGTACAGTCCTTGAAGGAGCAGGAATACCCGTAGAGGACGACGTAATGTCTCCTAGTACCAAGGTATTCTCCTTCCCAATAAAGTCTCCTGAAGGCGCTGTGGTAGCGTCTGAGATGGGAGCAATGGAACAACTTGAGCTATGGGAAATTTACCAGGACTACTGGTGTGAACATAAGCCGTCTATGACCTGTTACTACCGTGACGATGAGTTCTTGGAAGTGGGTCAGTGGTTGTACAACAAGTTCGACAAGATAAGTGGAGTTAGTTTTCTCCCTTATTCCGAACATACGTACCAACAAGCGCCTTATGAACCCATAGACTTAGAGACCTATGAGAAGCTGAAGAAAGAGTTTCCTGAGACCATTGATTGGGCAATCTCAGAAGACTCAGACATGACGGAAGGGTCTCAACAGTTAGCCTGCACTGGTAATAACTGTGAGTTGTAAACTTAAGGGGTCTTATGACCCCTTTTTTTATTCGTTTACCGCCATCTTCATTAAGTTGAATGCTTTCTTATTTTGATTTGCAATCTTCTTTGCTTCTCTTTTTTTCATCCCTGCTCCTATTAATCGAGCAGCATCGTGACCAGCACCAAACTTGTTTCCTAAAGCAAGAGAAACAGCAGCTGAACCCACTGTTCTACCTACTGCACCATCTGCAGAAGGAGTCACGACATTGAAATTTTCAGAAAGAGTTTGCCTAAATCGTATTAAAGCTTTAGGATCATCACCAAAAGCAATGCCTGCTTGTCTCATGTACTTTTCCATTGCTGCTAAGTCCTGTACAAGAGAAGACGCACTAGCAGAATCGGACGCTAAATTCTTCATTGAAGCTCCTACTACTTCTACAACTTTGGCATCTGACCAGCTTTGTCCTGGCTTTAAATACTTTTCAAAAGGAGCCATAGCTTGAATTACATTGGCTAATTCCTTATTAACTGAAGCGTACTCAGGAACTTTAGAAAGCTCTGCGTTTACACGTGCTCGCATATTAGCTACTTGTCTAATAGTGTTTGCAGGTACGCCGTCTTCAGTTAACTTAGAAGCGTCTATCATTTCGTCTAAGTTTTTCTTTAGTTTATGCGCTGATTTTAAATCTGTAACACCATAAGTAGAAGTCATAGACATTAACTTGTAAGAGTCTTCTATAGTTCTACGAACACCCGCTAAAGACTTTAATTCAAAACGAGTACCTTTGTACCAGTCCTTTGGCAATACAATTTTACCTTGAGCATTAACTCTAGGCTTTATTCCTTCAGCATTAAGGGTCTTGTTTATTTCGTCCATAGAGGAACTAATGTCTACTTTTGTGTTGCCTAAGTCACTATCAACAATGCCCTGTAGTCTTCTGCCTAAACCCGCTCTTGTTGTTTTTAACGATTGAAGTCGATTAGTTATAGAAACACCAATAGGCTTAGTAGTTCTGCTTGACATAGCAACTACATCATTACCTCTGCCTGCTTCAAACACTTTAATCATTTCTTTCATTTGAGTTTTTGTAGGCTTTGAACTTTTGGTAATTACAGCAACGTCGTTTTCTCTTATGCCGTTTTCCACTAGTTTTTTGCCTACTTTGTCTTCAACAAGACGGCCTTTTGGATCAAGCTTAACTTCCGCTACGGAACCGTCGTACTTTAATTCAGGATCTAACAAAGACGCTTTCTGCGCTTTTCTTATGTCTGCATCCTTTAGTTTTACAACGCCACCTCCTGCTGCACGAACTCCTTTTATACCTGCTAATTCCAAAGCTACTAAAGGAACAGCAGCAGCAACACCAGCTAAATTAGGTGATCCTGTGTACTCAAAAGTAACGTCAGCAAAATTGTCACTTACAGTTTCTATACCTTCAGCTAAAGGAGCCATAAACTCACCGATAGCCTGTAGTGATTCTTGAGAACCTTTGGTTTCTGGCATATAAGTAAGTGTTTGCTTTGCTTGTTCAATGTCTTTGACGGCTCTTCTAAAGTCTCCTCCTGTTGCAGCATAAGAAGCTAGACCGTAGAGACCTGCTAAAGGTTCTGCAGCGATTGCAGTAGCGATAGACGCAGCAGTCCTACCAAAGTCACCTATAACACTACCTTCCTCAACTGCAGAAGGTTTAGTGTCTTCAACAGGCTCAACAGGCATGTCTTCGATCAGCTTAGTTTGTTTTTGTTGAAGGGTCTTTATCAACTCAGGGTCAGTAACAACACCAACAGGTGTGTCAATATCCTTTTGTTGTTTTTCCTTTAACTTCTTTATCAGTTCAGGATCAGTAACTACAGACATTATTACATTTCTCCAAGATCAACAAAATTACCGTCATCATCTACGTAATATAAATTACCTTCGTTTTCAATGTAGCGTTCGCCTGGTGGCTTTTGACCAAGCAAGGACGCTTTGAATGACTCGTAATGTCTCCTTACAGTTTGTAGTTGTTGTTTAAAATCTTCTGAAGCTGGGTCTAGTTCAGCAACGGAAGAGCCTAATAATCTAAGTTCAATATTAGATACTTGACCCAAAGCACCACCTGTCTTAGACTCGTCTCTCATTTTTTGCAGTCTATCAAACGAAAGATTAGCCTTTAGCGTGTTTATTTTGTTAGCCAAAGGACGAGACTGTCCAGCTGGGCTAAACTTACCTATGTCGTAAGTTAATCTCCAGTAGTCTCCTGTTAAATCTAGGGCTTTGTCGATAGTTTGCAAAACGTTGTCTGCTGCTTTTAAAGAAGAAGCAATAACAGGAGCCTCTTTGTCTTCTGTTTGAGCCGTTGGTTGTAGTGTGTTGTAGTCTTTAAAACCACCTCTAGCAAAATCTAAGAAAGAATTCATATCAATGAGACCTTCTTTGGCTAGTTTTGCTACTTCTTCGGGCTTAAGCTGAGGTACTGCTGAGGCGTCACCTACTGAAACTGTTTTAGTTTCTCCTGTTGTAGAGTTGAACAACGTATTACTGTCTCCACCTAGAGACTTCCATTCTCCTTGTGGGCTAATGTCTTTTAGTAAATAATCACGTAATGTTTTTTCGCTAGCTCCTTTAAGACCGTCAGCTATGTCGTCCCTGCCTTGTTCCTCTGCTTTTGCTATTGCATCAACCTCAAGACGTTGTCTTTGAGTTTCGTTCTGCTCTGCTTGCTGTTGTTGAACAGTAGCCTGACGCTTAACTTGTCCACGCTGTTCTGCCTGTGCAATCTGCTCAGGTGTAGCACCTAAGCCAACAAGGGAACCGATAGCTTCTTGGTAGTCACGGCCTTCTGCTGCTGCCTGTTCCAAACCAAACAAACCACCAGTAACGCCACGTTGAGTTTGCTCACGTTGTTCCTTCATTCGCTGTGACGCTCTAGTCATAGCAGGACCAGCTGCTGCTGCTCTACCTACTTCATACAGGTTTTGACCAAATGCAGGCTGCATAAGACCCTGTATTATTCCTTGTGAAAACTTAGCCATTAGTTTTCTCCTCTTAACCTATACCTAGTAGATCAAACAGTGGGTTAACAATCTCAGTAACACCGCCACCCATGCCAACTTGCTGTGGTGTCAACAGTCCTGACAGGAGACCAGTACCTAGTTGACCGTAGAGGTTAGCTTGTCCAAGACCTGAACCAAGCAGTGCCTCAAGTCCACCCATTTGTGCTTCACCGAACAAACCAGCACCAGTCAGCTGACCACGTTGCGCCATTTGTGCAGCTGGCATACCTGCTTGTAGGACGTTCAATGCTTGCGCTTGAGGTGTGTAACTAGCGCCCATGAACTGACCACCTAGCTGTGCCTGTTGCATCTGCTCAGCTTGCGCCTGTTGCATTGCACTTAGCATCGCTTGGTTACGTGCTTCTTCCTGAGCCTTAGCCAAAGCAAACTGCTCAGGAGCGCCTCCGAACTGCGCTGTACGCAAACCTAAGCGTCCTTGTGCCGCTAGACGCTCTTCAGTAGCAAGCCTCTGACGTTCCTCTTCAGGACGTTGTGCTTCCCTAATTCGTTCAAAGACAGCCTGCTCACGTGCCTGCGTAGGTTGCATAGCCTGTTGATAAAACTGACCTGCACCTCCAAACATCTGCTGTTGGAACGCTTGTTCCTCTGGAGACAAGCCTACAGTAAGACCACCTTCAGGAGTAGTAGTTAATGCTCCTCCTGTTCCTGTCGTTACTGTGAAGGGCATAAACCGTGTTTGCTCTACACCAGTAGTAGCAATGTCGCCTGCTTCCCTTCTTGCTTGTTCACCAATTTCGCCAAGGCGTTGATAAGCTTTACCTGTAAGTAAACCACCAGCGCCTAAAGCACCTAAACCTAATAATTGATTTAAATCTATCATAGTAATTTACCTATCAAAGCCATTACGTTGATCTCCTGTAGTGACAGCTGTGAACCGTCAATCTCTGCTTCTAAACCTACAACAACACTAGTTCCGTAGCCTGTTGCGTTTAAACTTCTTTGGTTGGTCAAAGCGCCACCTGTGAACTCCACAGTTGTGTACTCGCTCTCACCGAAGAAACCAGTAATCTGGTCTCCTACTGTAAACTCTGCTGTTGCGTACGTACCTTCAAAGTCATACGCCCACTTCATAAATACTGTTGCGTTGTTAGCACCAACAAGTGTAGGCTTCAGCTTCTTAAGAATCTTGATGCGGGAGCTATCACCAAATGTCAAACTTGGGCTGTAGTACTTAAAGCGGTAGCCTAAACCGTTGTCCTGATAACCCACGTACTGACTAATACCTTCGGACGTACCTATGTAAAAGTCACCGTTGTCCAAACGTGTGTAGGCTGTGAAGCCTGTAGAAGGCCAACGAGTGACACGGTAAGAACCGTTTTCTGTTGTGCCTCTAACGTCGAAACAGTAGGTATTGTCCTGACCTACAAAAGTTAGTAAGTAAAAACCTTCTTCAGGGCTATAAGCAGACCTAAAGAATGTGTTTTCTGTCTGCAGGGCATTAATGATGTCCTTAGTAATGTTTCCTGACAGACTGCTAACAGGCATGGACTTCTGTTGTATTGTGCGTCCAAAGCTCTTCAAACCAGTGTGTGATAGGAACAGTACGTCAGTACCAGTGTACTGCACAGTGTCTCTATCTACACAACCAACGCCTGCTACAGTGTCTACCAATGTCATTGTAGCTGGTGCTTCTGCTCCTTGGTACACCACAATGCTGTGCTTACCAAAAATGATAAGGAAGCCGTTGTGTGCAGCCAAAGCAACAATCTCGTCGTACCCGTCAGGCCAGACTTTGGATATGTCAATGGACCCACTAGTGCCGCCTGAGTAGTCATGACCTATCAACAAGTCAGACCAATAAACAGTAGAAGGACTGGTGCTAAGGCCTGTTACCCAAAGACGCCCATAAGCAGAACAAACTTCATTACCTTGCACAACACCAGCAGCACCCGCTACTGAGTCTAGACGGACTACGGAAGTACCGTCGTACACCAAAGGTGCATGGGAAGCTTGAAACAAGTACGCCTTGTCGTTAAAGTTAACAATCTTCCAGTTGTCTGCTGTGATCGTGTAGCTACCAGGTGTAGCGTCAGTAAGCGTAGTAGTGCCTGTGAATATCTTGTTGTTGCCTACAGACAGAACTACGTTGCTACCACTACTTCTTTCAAACTCTTTTATAGCTCTGATAGAACCAGAGCCTAACGCTGTCTTGTCAGTTGTAATAACACTATGACCCTTACGTGCCGCAATACGACCACGTTTGTCAATCACAGCGTTGTCTGCAATCTCTGCAAACGACGGGTCTTGTGCCAACGGCGAATCTTCGGTGTTAATACCTTTGAACGCTGGTGCTACAAGATTAATGCTACGTAGTTCTTGAGCCATATCAGATAGTCCTAAAGTACATTTCTTCTGGATGCTTAGCTGCGTCTATTGCGATAGCGTCAGACAAGTACCTATCAGCAATACCAAAGTACTCAGCAGTAGAAGTTCCTCCTGTTTCACCACGTTCACGAGCCAACAAAGCAACAGCTAGGTGTATCACAGGTTGTGAAGGTACTAGCAGTGTGTCAGTGTTAGCACTCAAGTCAGCCTGTCGTTTAATCACGTCAAACCGCAAGTTGTACACACCGTCTGGTGTTGGACCTACGAGTACTTGCGTGTCACCACTAGCGTCAAGGCCATTGTACGTGTAGTACATAGGTGCGCCTGTAGCAGCGTTATTGATGTACAGTTGCTCGTTAAACCAGTCCTTACTTTGGTACTCCATAAAGACGTTACTAGTGTCGTTAAGAACACACATAACTTTTACGTTGTCACCACAGTCCGTCAAGGAATACGTATTGTCGTCAGCTGTAGTAGAAACAGTAATAGTGCTTCTCAAGGCTGACCAGTCGTTAGACTCCTCTACTAACTTCTTAGCGTCGTTAATAAAGTCACTAACCATCTTGTTATAAGTAGTGCTAGTAACCGACGTGGTTTCTTCTTCACGCAGTCTGCGTAGCACGTTGTTCATAAGGTTCAAGTATGTCATCCGATATATTCCTTAAACAAACTGCTTGTTATTCCGATTGGACCTAATGTTTCTTCCAGAGACGCTACGTAGTCAACTTGTGGTGCTTGACCTATTTCTTCTAAAGTGGGCAACTCATAAGTAATACCTGACATGAACTTAGTAAAATCAACTTCTTTGGGCTTAGCAGTCATCATGCCTGTACCACCAACACCGTCTCCGTCACCAGTACCTTCACCTGTTCCAGTACCTTCACCTGTTCCGGTTCCTTCACCAGTACCTTCGCCTTCACCAGTACCGTCACCAGTGCCGTCTCCAGTTCCTGTAGTGTCCTTAGCTTGTTCTTCAGCGTCCTTACGCTCCTGCTCAGACGACTCAAGATCCTTTTCTAGCTGTTCGTCAGCAGCGTCCTTATTGGCTTGTTCAGCATCCTTAGCTTCGGTTTCTGCACTAGCGTCCTTCTGAGCATTCTCGTCTTTGGTAGCTTCTTCAGCCGCTTGTTGTTCCTTAGCGGCTTCTTCAGCAGCAGCCTGTTCCTTAGCTTGCTCTTCAGCTGCTTGTTCCTTAGCGGCTTCTTCTGCTGCTACTTCTTCCTTACGTGTTTGCTCTGCTTCTTCCTTACGTGCTTGCTCAGCTTCTTCTTTACGTGCTTGTTCTGCTTCTTCTTTTTCCTGAGTTTCAGCAGTAGCTTCCTTCTCTGACCTTTCTGCTGCAGCTTCTTCCTTCTCTTGAGTCTCAGCAGCAGCTTCCTTTTCAGCCTCTTCAGCGTCCTTAGCTTCGTCCTCAGCTTCCTTCTCTGCTGTTTCAGCTTCGGCTTCCTTCTGAGCTTCTTCGGCAGCTACTTCTTCTTTTTCTGCAGTTTCTGCCGCAGCGTCCTTCTGAGTTTGCTCAGCTTCCTTGTCAGCCTCTTCAGCAGCCTGTTGTTCCTTCTCGTCTTCCTCAGCGTCCTTAGCAGCTTCCTCAGCGTCCTTTTGTTGCTCTTCAGCTTCCTTATCTGCTTCCTCTGCTGCTTGTTGCTCTTTGGCTTCTTCCTCAGCGTCCTTCTCTTGAGCCTCAGCTTCTTTGTCAGCTTCCTCTGCAGCTACTTCTTCTTTCTCTTGGTTTTCAGCTTCCTTGTCTTCGGTTTCTGCTTGAGCTTCCTTAGCTTGCTCTTCGGCTTCCTTATCTGCTTCTTCAGCAGCCTGTTGATCCTTAGCGTCTTGTTCAGCTTGTTGATCTTTTTCAGCCTGCTCAGCTTCTTCCTTCTGCAGTTCTTCGGCAGCTTCCTTAGCTATTTCTTCGGCTTCTTCTTTTCTAGCTTCTTCTGCTTCTTCCTTTTGCTCAGTTTCTGCCTGAGCTTCCTTCTCTGCTCTTTCTGCGGCAGCTTCTTCTTTCTCTTCGGTTTCAGCTTGAGCGTCTTTTTCAGCCTCTTCAGCGTCCTTAGCTTCGGTTTCTGCTTCAGCTTCTTTTCTGGCTTCCTCAGCAGCTACCTCTTCCTTTTCCCGAGTTTCAGCTTCGGCTTCCTTCTGAGTCTGCTCAGCGTCCTTCTCAGCTTCCTCAGCTGCTATCTCTTCCTTTTCCTGAGTCTCTGCCTCTTTAGTAGCTTGTTCAGCCGCTTGCTCTTCTTTAGTTTGATTTTCGGCTTCTTTGTTAGCTTGTTCTGCAGCAGCTTCTTCCTTTTCTTGATTCTCAGCTTCTTTTTCTTGTTGCTCAGCTTGAGTTTCTTTCTCTTGGTTTTCTGCTTCTTTTTGCTGTTGTTCAGCTGCGTCCTTTTCCTGAGTTTCTGCCTCAGCTTCCTTTTGAGCCTCTTCTGCTGCTGTTTCTTCTTTCTGTTGTGTTTCAGCTTCAGCTTCTTTTTGAGCCTCTTCAGCAGCCTGAGCTTCCTTATCAGCAGTTTCTGCTTCGGCTTCCTTTTGAGCCTCTTCAGCAGCCTGAGCTTCTTTGTCTGCTGTTTCTGCCTCAGCTTCTTTCTGTGCTTCCTCAGCGGCAGTGTCCTTAGCTTCTTGTTCTGCTTGTTGTTCCTTTTCAGTTTCTTCTGCGTCTTTAGCTACTTCTTCAGCTTCTTTAGATTCCTGTTCAGCCTGAGCATCTTTCTCAGCTTGTTCAGCAGCAGCTTCTTCTTTTTGCTGTGTTTCGGCCTGAGCTTCTTTATCAGCACGTTCGGCAGCTTCAGTTTCCTTTTGTTCTGTCTCAGCTTGAGCTTCTTTATCTGCTCTCTCAGCAGCCTCAGCTTCCTTTTGTTCAGTTTCAGCCCGTGCTTCCTTATCAGCACGTTCGGCAGCTTCTTGTTCCTTACGCTCAGTTTCAGCTTGAGCATCTTTCTCAGACTGTTCAGCTTCTTTGTAAATACGCTCAGACTCTTCTTTTTCTGCTTCTTCGGCTTCTTGCTCTGCTTGTTCTTCTTTTTCGAGAGTTTCAGCCATGTCTTTTTCGCGGGTTTCAGCTTCGGCTTCTTGCTGCTCTTTGTAAGCGCTTTCGGCTTGACCAGGATCGTCATAAACCGTAGTACCGTCTTCAGGTAACTGATAAACAGGTCTTGTTGTTCCTTCTACTTCATCATAAACGTAACCTACAGGTTCAGGAGGATCAACATCAGGCTCGTAATCTTCATAGGGGTCTTCTTCTAAGTAAGTGTCGTCCCACTGTTGTCCGGTGTAACGCTCCCAATCATTAATTAATCCGTCCCTAACTTCAGGGTCAGTTTCATTAATAATAGCTTCATGAATTTGACGTGCAACAATACTGTCTTCCATGCCCGAATAAACGTCAGCAGAAGTACCTGTAGTGTCGTCTGTTTCAATGTCAGTTACGGGAGGTTCCGCGTCTTCTTTAGCTTGAAACTCTGCCTGCTCATCCTTAGCCTTTTGTTCTGAAGCTTCGTCTTTTTGTTGTTGTTCAGCGGCGTCCTTTTGTTGTGTTTCCGCCTCAGCTTCCTTGCTTGCTTCTTCAGCAGCTTCTTCTTCTTTTCTCGTAGTTTCTGCTTCGGCTTCTTTTTGTGATTCTTCTGCAGCAGTGTCCTTAGCTTCCTGTTCTGCAGCCTCCTCTTTATCTCTTTGCTCAGCGTCCTTAGTTCCTTGCTCAGCTTCTTTATCTAACTGTTCCGCTTCTATTTCTTTTTGTTCTTCTTCCGCTCTTGTTTCTTCTTTATCAAGGGTTTCAGCGTCAGCGTCCTTTTGCGCTCTTTCAGCTGCTTCCTCTTCTTTTGTTGTAGTCTCTGCTTCAGCGTCTTTTTGAGTTTGTTCCGCTTCTGTTTCTTTCTGTGATTGTTCAGCCTCTTTGTCAGCTTCTTCGGCTGCACCTCCTCCACCACCGCCTTCTTCTTCTTCTTCTTCTTCGGGTTCTTCTATTTCAGGTGGGATGTTAATAACGTATATAATTCCTGTTTCAGGGTCAGTCCATGTGCCTGATTCAGTGTATTCAGAAGGATCAATATCTGGAAACTGTTCGTTAAATTCATCTTCATTAAGTAAAACTTGTTCTGGTGCTTCTGTTTCAGACTGAGAAACAACGTTATTAAGGTTTTCCCAATATTCTGTTGCTCCTGGAACGTCAAAAATAAAGTCAGGTTCAAACTCAAGAAACTCTTCTGCGGTTATTTCACCAGCTTCATATTGTTCAAACAAATCTTGAAGCTCTTGTAGCTCTTGAGCGAGGTACACACGGTCGATGTCGTCAGAGGCTTGGTCTTCGATGTACTGAAGAACTTCAGCAATAAATGCGTCCCAGCCTGCAAAAGCTTCAGCTATGGTGTCTTCAGGTCTTGGCGGCTCTTCAGGATCTTCCGGCATTTCTGGAATGTCATCAAGAAGCTCTTTAATATTAGTTGTTGTGCCAGCATTAGGGTCAAAAGGACCAGACTCTCCAGGCAAAGTCTTAGTCTCTTTAGATCCTGTAAACATTCCTTTAGTAGGTCGTAATGCCATTTACTTCTTCCAGTTAGCTAAACCACGTAGCCCAAACGACGCTGCTACAGCAGCACCTAAGAATCCTTTGTACCACTCAGGCATGCCGTTTAGTGCCTCAAAGCCCGCCATAACTACAGGAACCATAGAGGGAAAAAACGCAAGTACACAAGGGACTGAAAACAAGATGGTAAACCATTCGTCTTTCCACGAGTTAGCCGCGTTGTTTGCATGTATGTTTTCCCAGTTTGCGTCTTGCTGTATGGCTACCATTTTACGCTCATGTACAGCTTTCTTTTCTTCTGCCTTGCGCTGCAAGTGTCCGCCCACAAGGTTAACAATAGGACCAATTAGTGCTTGCATCATCTGAAGTACTCCGCAACAACAATACTAGCTATAATAAAAGGGTAGATAGACAGAACCATACGCTCTAGCTTGTCAAATCTTTTACCGCCTTCGTCTAACTGCATTTGAATCATTTCGTAACGTACAGCACACTCTTTTTCGTGACCTTCGATTCTAGCTAGTAATTCTTCTGTCTTTGTCATGCGTTACCCCAAAGGATTTGCTATGGAATCTAGGCCAAGCCAGATATCGTCTATTTCTTTTTGTATACGCTTAAGTCTTTCGTTAGTGTCTTTGAGTGACTCAAGCCTGTTGTCTACCCTTAGTACTGCTTCTGCGTTAGACTTTTCTACTGCTGCTACACGGTCACGTAGGTCTAACAATTCCTTCTGTGCTTCCATGATCGCTTCTAGGTTTGTGCCTAGTTCAGCCAGTTTACCCTGTAGACTAGCTACGTCATTGTCTTCTAGTGACTGCTGCATGTTAGCTATGGTCACTTGGTAGCCCTGTAAGGCTTCTGTTTGGCTCTCACGCAAATCTTCGAACCTAGCCTGTAGGGTACTAGCAGTTACTCCTGCAGCCTCTACAGCGGCTTCCTGAGCCTCTAGACGGCCAAAGAATTCTGAAGCTGTCCAGATACCACCAGCAATAGTTGACGCAAAGGACACTACTACTGCTACGTAAACACCCTTAAACGACTGTCCACCTATGTTTAACTCTAGATCATCAAGCGCCATTTAGACACGCCTCATAGTCCGGAGCAAACCAACAACCGCCTTCTGGTGAAGTCCTGAAGAATTCTGTGTCTTCACCTTCAATAAGAACAGACTCAACAGTTACAAAGTATCCACCTAAAGCTAAACCTTGTATTGTTTCACCACCGTCAAATGATACCCACATTGCTGAAGTAGCGACGTCAAAGAAAGAAGTAGCAGCCTCTGCATAGGTAACTCTAATGTCGTACGCCATTTCGTCCGCTGTAGCTACCAGTTCTTCGTCATTAGCAACAGCAAAGTACGCAGCAGCGGTCTGAGCAGCGGACTCTACGTTGTCCAAAGACTCGTTGTAGAAGTCTACCTCTGCGTCCGACAGTACAACGTCGTTAGCTTCAATGTACTCCTGTAGTGCCATAGCACCTCTTTCGTCTCCAGCTTCCTGTGCGTCCTGAGCCATCTCGTTAACCGTGGCTACTTCAATGACTACCTGAGCAGCTTGTACGTACGCATCTACAGCGGCGTTGACTTCATTCATGGCCTGTTGTGCCTGATTATCAAAGTACTCTTGAGCGCCAGGATCATAAGTGTACGTAGCGTTCTGTACAGCAGCTAGAGCATCGTTGTAAGCCTTAGACTGGTTGTAGCTAATCTTGCCTTGGTCTACAGTCCCTGTTGGTGCAATGCCGCCTAAAGGTGCGTAAGCCTGTAAACCACCAACAGCCTTGATGCCGTACTTAAACGTGTCACGTATGGACTGACTAGCGTTAACTAGGTCGTCAATCTCGTTACTGTACGCTGGTGCGGAAACGAGCAGAAACGCTAGTAGTGCTTTCAACCTCAGTCGTGTCATTCGAGCCAACTCCTAGTATGTTGTCGTAGTAGTCCTTGCTTTCTGAGTAGTCCACAATGTGCAACTCAGGGTTACGTTTAATTTCTAGTAAAGCGCTTTTGCCTACTATTAACTTACCATTCTTGATGATAGGGCAAGGAGTAGCAGACATCATCATAGCTCTCCATACGTTAGGGTTTTGACACATTAGCGATACTGCTGCTACTTTCATACCCATGTTAGAAAGAGTAATACTGTCTCTCCTTCTGTTGCACTCAGTGTCCTGCATGTACTTACCAGAGGACAAACCAAGACCCACCAACTGCACACCACCTGTAATACTTTGGAGACAGCTTTCAGAACCGTTAGACATCAAACTAGGGCTGATTGCTGTGTTGACAGGCATACCACTTGAACCTGCTCCGTTGTACGTCTTGCTGCTGTTGTAACTACCTTCTGTGTTATTACCACCGACTTGTGTGTTGCTGTTCAAGTCACCTTCTTGATCGTTGTCTGGTAGTACAGAAGGAATACCTTCTACTTCTACTTCTCCTTCAACCTCTGCTCTATTCTGAGCAAAACCTGACAGTGACAAAGTCACAAGAACAAAAAACACAAAGTAGCGCATGTTTTACCACGGCATACCGTCAGCAGATACAGGATTCTTCTGCGCTTCAATGTTAGCTGTCAGTGCCGCTTCAGTAGCATCCTTGTCTACCTCTGCGTGTACCCAGCCCATAACTACTTCTTCTGTCAGACTGTCGTAAGCAACAAAGTCATCAGCATCAGGGTCAGGTGTAAAGCCTACAGTGCCGTATGCAGAGGCAGTGTGGGTAACAGCGTCGTCGCCAGTACCAACAGTTTCAGATTCAGTAACACGCCAGTGTGCAACGGTTACACCGCCGTCTGCCACGTTACGCTCAAGGTTTGCGATAGTCCATGTAGCCATTGTCTTAGTCTCCTAGTTAAATAGCGGCGATGATGAAAGCAAGTAGCTCAGAGTAACGCACACCCATTCGTGAACGCTCTTCACCAGTTTCTTCATCAGTCCAAGTTGTTGAGGTAAACATTGCGTAGCGTCCAGCGTCCAAGCCTTCAGCAGTAAACGCATCTTGTAGGTCTTGAGCAATAATGCCAAAGTGGATACGTGCTTCGTCGCCTTTAGCTTCTACAGAATTAATCCAGCGGAATTTACGTAGCAATCCTTTAGCGGCTACAGCGACACGTTGCTCCGCATCTGACAGTGCTTCAATGTCTTGCTTTTCATTGCGGTCAGAGGTTTGAATGGTGCCGTTAGTGGCGTAGACATCGTCCCATCTAAACGAAGCGGCTCCAAGGTCGTTTGCGTTGTCAGTTGTTGCAAAAAACTGTGCCCCATCCATTTCATATTTAACTGAACCTGAAATATAAAACTTAACTTGGCCGCCTGCTCCATCAATATATAAATCACCGCCAGTAGCACCAATACTACCGACTTGGCTTGTGTCCTTCCAAAAAGATGCAATTTCTCCGTCACTGCTAAGTCTATTAAAAGCCGCAACAGCAGAACCGCTTACAGTTCCTTGCACTTCTCCTGCGGCTGACAGCCTTGAACCTGCTGTACCAAAATTGGTAGAAGTCTTACCAACCAACAAGTTGCCGCTAGAGTCGATACGCATGGCTTCAGTGCCGCCATTTTCAAAAGCAGTGTATCCGCTAGAATCCCATAGTTGCCTTATACTTCCATCGTGATAAAAAGCTAATGTCTCGCCATTACCGCCGTGCGACCTTATGTAAGATACTGTGCCTGTACCTTTTGTATTTGTTAAAACTAATGCTTTGCTTGATTCAAAATCGCCTTCAATATCCAATATTCCATCAGGCGAACTAGTCCCCAGACCCAACCGACCGCGTGAATCAATGCGCATGGCTTCAGTGCCAGCAGTATCAAACACCATACTTTGTCTATCTGCAGGAACTACATACGTTGAGCCAAAATATGTAATTTTACCGTCACCACTACCGTCTGTTTCATTTCCCCAATAGATGTTTCCATATGCGTTATTGGCGGAATCATCAAACAAAAGAGATAAGCCAACTGGGCCACTGTTTTCTACTACTAAATTATTTGCGGCGGCGGCGGCTGTTATGGTTCCAGCAGATCCTGAATGTACATGGAGAGTACCATCTGCTGAGCTAGTACCAATACCAACATTCCCGCTTGAGTCGATCCGCATGCGTTCTGTAAATGTAGCAGTTGCTCCAGCCGTTCCTGATGGTGCACTATACCAAACATGATTATCTTGGCTTTGCTGATAGCGTGCCGCACCTGATGTGGTTTTATACTTAAAATTACTTCCATCAAAAAAAGCATTTTGCACTACATTAAAATCACTTGTGGCACCGTAAACAGCACCATTAGTAATCTGCAATGCTTGAATATCATAATTAGAAGTCCACGCACTAGGTGTCGTCCCAATCCCAACATTACCAGAGCTGTCGATACGCATGGCTTCTGAACCAGATGTAAAACCAGTAGTAGCTCCTGTGCGGAAAGTTAAAGTTCCGTATGCGCTTAACCCTAAACCATTGCTTCCATCACGACCCAAGGAATAAATGTGTGTGCCGCCTGCTGTATATCCAGAATATTGTGGGGTTGATGAGGTATCTGCATTTAAAGTTAACAAAGTAGTAGGATTAGTAACACCAATACCGACATTCCCGCTAGAGTCAATACGCATGCGTTCTGTATTGCCAGTTAAGAACGTTAAAGGTACGCCACTTGTAGATTCTTCTGCCGCACTTGATATTATTTCAGTTTTATTTTGATTTGCTCCTAATATTAAAGCTGAAGGATTATCTGCCCCATCTCTTTCAATGGCTATATGTGTGTTATTAGCAGTTGCTGAAACATGAAGCTGTCTTTGGGGACTGCTAGTGCCAATACCGACCTTGCTTGACTTAAGACGCATAATTTCTGCGCCAGTGCCGTTTAAAACTAAATCTCCCGTTGGCTGAACAAATAGCGAGGTACTGCTTTGAATAAAGTTTGATGATGCTCCTGTAAAAGCCACTCTATCAGCAGTTGCAGGAATAGACGTTGTTTCTGTTCCATCACTAACAGTCAAAACATCAGCCGTCACAGTACCCGTTACGTCGATGCCTGTAGAGGTGGTAGCTAGCTTATTAGCATTGTTATAACGTAACTTTACATCTCCACCTTCATTTACTTCTACGCCTGTAGTGCCGTCTGCACCTCCGACTCTAACTTGACCAGAGCCTTGTACATACAAAATTCCTGTGCCTGCGTCTTTGACATAACTATGACTACCATCGTGGTAAATCTGTAGATCTGAGCCAGCACCGAACACTGCTTTATCATCGTCACCAAAGTTAATGTCAGCAGAGGTAGTCATACCGTCTGTGGTGATAACGCCAGTTACGTCGATGCCTGTAGAGGTGGTGGCTAGTTTTTGACTACCATTAAAAAATAATCTGACATCAGAGCCATCATTAAAAGTGGCTAAATTTGCAGTATTACCGGCGTTGTTTATAACAACATTTGTACCTAACAACTTTAAATTACCTGTACCGCCGTCATAAATGACACTATCAGACCCATCATGATAAAT